CACAACTGCAACAAATACTCTTGACGCAGACAGTGGTTGGGACCAAGATTCCAAGAATGTTAATTTTGGAGTTGTTGGTGCAGCAACCTTTGAACTTAATGGTGGTAAAGATTACGGTGGTGGAACAGACATCAACACAGCAGGTTCATTAGACTGTGGTGTAGATGATATAGTTTCTGGACTAAATCTCTTTGCTAACAAAGAACTTTATGAAGTAGACTTCATTCTCCAAGGTTCTGCTAACTTTACTAAGGAACAAACACAAGCAATTGCAAACAAAGCAATCGCTGTTGCAGAAGCAAGAAAAGATGCTATAGCATTTGTTTCTCCTTACAGACAGGCATTTATCACAGATACTAATGCTGGTGCAGCAACTGTTCAGAGTGATGATACAATTACTTCTAATGTAGTCAGCTTCTATGCACCTATTACTTCTACCACATACGGTATATTTGATAGTGGGTACAAGTACATGTACGATAGATTTAACAATACATTCCGTTATGTTCCTCTAAACGGTGACATTGCTGGTACATGTGCCAGAACAGATCAAACCGATTTCCCTTGGTTCTCACCAGCAGGAACAAATAGAGGTGCTATTCTCAATGTTGTAAAACTTGCTTACAATCCAGGCAAAGTACAAAGAGATACATTATATTCAAATAGAATTAACCCAGTTATTCTCTCACCAGGAGCAGGAATTGTCTTGTTCGGTGATAAGACTGGATATGGCAAGGCATCTGCCTTTGATAGAATTAACGTTCGTAGATTATTCATCTACCTCGAAGATGCTATTTCTGCTGCTGCTAAAGATCAGTTATTTGAATTTAACGATGAAATCACAAGAACTAACTTTGTGAACATTGTTGAACCATTCTTACGTGACGTTCAATCGAAACGAGGAATCTACGACTATGTTGTTATTTGTGATGAAACGAATAACACTGCAGCAGTAATCGACAATAATGAGTTTATTGCCGATATATACATTAAACCTGCAAGATCGATTAACTTTATCGGTCTAACCTTCATCGCCACCAGAACTGGTGTTGCATTTGAAGAAGTCATTGGCAACGTTTAATCCAACTTAGAGTAAAACTATGGCAACTCGCAATCAACTAAACCCACCCCCACTAAGGAAGATTACTGACTTCAAAAGTAAGCTAACTGGCGGTGGTGCTCGTTCGAACCTCTTTGAGGTAGAACTTTCTTTCCCATCAGCAGTATCTGTTGAAGGACTCAATGATATTCTTAACAAGGCAAGATTCCTTGTTAAGACTGCGGCATTACCTGCATCAAACATTGCTCCAATCGAAGTTCCTTTCAGAGGAAGGGTTCTAAAAATCGCTGGAGACAGAACATTTGATACATGGTCAATTACCGTTCTTAATGATACAGATTTCTCAATTCGCTCTGCATTTGAGAAGTGGATGAACTTTATTAACAAAGTATCTGATAACACAGGTTCGACTAACGCAGAAGACTATCAAGCAGATGCTTATGTCTATCAGTTAGATCGTAGTGGAGAAACACTTAGAAAGTATCATTTCTTCGATGTATTCCCAACCCAAGTTGCTCCAATTGAATTATCCTACGATTCCGCAGGTATTCAAGAATTCACAGTTGAACTTCAAGTTCAGTGGTGGGAAGCAGTTAAAGGTACTGGTGCGAATGCTGGTGGAGAAGACATCAACTAAAATCGACTAAATAGTGCTATAATAGTAGGAAAACAAATTATACTATGGCAAAACTCTTTGGGTTCTCTATTGACGATAGCCAAAAAACGCCACCATCAGTAATATCCCCCGTTCCTGAAACCAATCAGGACGGGGTTGATAATTACATAAGTAGTGGTTTTTATGGGCAATATGTAGATATTGAAGGTGTATACAGAACCGAACACGAATTAATTAAAAGATACAGAGAGATGGCATTACATCCAGAAGCGGATGGTGCTATTGAAGATGTTGTTAATGAAGCTATTGTTAGTGATTTGTACGATTCTCCAGTGGAAATCGAACTATCAAATTTAAATGCTAGTGATAAACTAAAGAAAGTAATTAGAGAAGAATTTAAGAATATAAAAGAAATCATGGACTTCGATAGGAAGGCACATGAGATTTTCAAGAATTGGTATATTGATGGAAGAGTATATTATCTAAAGGTAATTGATACAAAAAGACCTCAAGATGGTATTCAGGATCTGAGATATATCGATCCTATGAAGATGAAGTATATTCGTCAGGAGAAAAAGAAATCTAAGGGACAACAAGTCTTAGATATGAATAAGGGTTCTGATAGTAATACTAAGTATGTGGAACCAGAAATAGAAGAATATTTCATGTATACACCAAAACCAAGTTACCCAACTGGTATGGTTTCTGGTGCATCAAAAGGTGGAGTTAAAATTGCTAAAGACTCTATTGTTTATTGTAGTTCTGGATTAGTTGATAGAAACAAAGGAACAGTTCTTTCATATCTTCACAAATCAATTAAGGCACTTAATCAACTTAGAATGATTGAGGATAGTCTTGTTATCTACAGATTATCAAGAGCACCAGAAAGAAGAATATTCTACATTGATGTAGGTAATCTCCCTAAAGTAAAAGCAGAACAGTACCTAAAAGAGGTAATGTCTCGCTACAGAAATAAGTTAGTATATGATGCTAACACTGGTGAAGTTAGAGATGACAGAAAGTTCATGTCTATGATGGAAGATTTCTGGTTGCCTAGAAGAGAAGGTGGTAGAGGAACTGAAATCACAACACTCCCTGGTGGACAAAACTTAGGAGAACTTGCTGATATTGAGTATTTCCAGAAGAAACTTTATAGAGCATTAGGTGTTCCTGAATCTAGAATTGCTAATGATGGTGGTTTTAATTTAGGACGTTCATCAGAAATTCTAAGAGACGAACTTAAGTTTGCTAAGTTTGTAGGACGCTTAAGAAAGCGTTTTGCTGGAATGTTTAGTGATATGCTCAGAACTCAATTGATTCTGAAGAATATTGTTACTCCAGAAGATTGGGAAATCATGGAGGATCATATTCAGTATGACTTCTTATATGATAATCAGTTTGCTGAACTTAAAGAATCCGAATTAATGGAAGGAAGATTGAATATTCTTGCTACTATTGAACCTTATGTTGGCAAGTACTATTCTACAGAATATGTAAGAAGAAGAGTATTACGTCAGACTGATGGTGAGATTATAGAAATTGATGAACAGATAGAGGATGAAATACAAAAAGGTATTATTCCAGACCCATCGACAGTTGACCCAATAACTGGAGAACCATTACCACCAGAAATGATTGGTGGTGGAGATCCTATGGCAATGGGTCAATCTCCTGTGGAACCTGATTTAGGTGCACAAGCACAAGATGTAGGTGCTCAATTACAAAAAGACACCAAAAAGGCAGAGATATAAATAAATTATATAACTATGAACACATATCATGACTAATATATTAGATTTGATTGCATCCGATGAATCCTCAAGTGATATCAGCGATGCAATTAAAGATGCATTATTTGCAAAAACATCAGAAAAAATAGACGCATTGAAACCTTCAATAAGTTCTGGAATGTTTGATGAACCTGAAGTTGAAGACGAAACTACTGTAGAACCCGAAGAGGAATCACAAGAAGATGGCTAGACTTTTAATTAAAGGTGCAGAGGAGGCACTAGGTGCCAATGCTGCTGCTGCGAAAATCCTTAGTAATGCACGATTAGTTCGTGTTGTGAATACTACTGCTAATGCACATCTAGTCACACTAGTAACAGCAGTTAGTGGTAATATACTTGGTTCATTTACTTTAGCAGGTGGTGAATCGGTTGAATTAGAAAAAGAACCACTAAATGGTATCTTTGCTGCAAATGCTGGAGTTAAAGCTTCTGCAATCGGATATAGTAACTAAGAAAATGAAACTAATTACAGAAGAAATTTCAAGCGTTAAATTTATCACCGAAGGAAAGGGTGGTAAAAAGAAACTTTATATTGAGGGCGTTTTTCTTCAAGGCGATTTAAAAAATCGTAATGGAAGAATGTATCCAATCAATACTCTTTCAAGAGAAGTTGATAGATATAACGAATCTTTTGTACAAAAGGGACGTGCTCTTGGTGAATTGGGACATCCAGAAGGTCCAACCGTAAATCTGGATAGAGTGTCTCATAAAATTACATCTCTTGTAAGAGAAGGTAATAATTTTAAAGGTAAAGCACAATTACTTTCAACACCTATGGGTAAGATTGCTTCATCATTAATCGATGAAGGAGTTACACTTGGTGTATCATCTCGTGGTGTTGGTTCACTTAGAGAAGATAGAATGGGTGTTAAAGTTGTAGGTGAAGATTTTCAGTTA